TAATTTATCAGCTAAACCTGGCGCATGTCCGTGGTTCATCTCGACGTCGTTATCAGTATAGTTAATTTTTGGCTCTCTATTGAATATAGATTTAGTACCTACAAAAAACTTTCCAGTTTCTGGATGCTTACCAGCAAAAATAGCAGGAGCACCATCCCATTTGACTGATGTATTTACTTTTCTTTTACTCTTGCCTTGTAAATGTGAAAGCAAATCAGTTATAAAACCTCTTGCAGTCTTATAGCCACCCTCTCCTTTAGTAAGGATAAGCTCTTCTAAATGAGTAAGGTGTGTATTTGCCTTAGCTTCAATTAGAAGTTCATATTGTTCAAAATATAGTTTAAAGTTTTTCATACTAAGAAAAATTCTTTTGCAAAGGCCACTGAGGTATTACTACCCGGGTAGTAAATATACACCCCTTCACCGTCAAATTTAAATTTAATCATACCTTTTTCAACTGCATTAATTACTGAGCTCAACTGCCCAACATTAACATAATTAGACTTAAAAAAGGTACCTTTGTCCAATTCATCGGGTTTTGTTTTTCTACCCTGAAATCCTTTTTGATATACAGCTAATAAAATATTAAATCCATGCTGTTCATCTGATTCTCCATCTTTATTACCCTGGTTGCCATACTGAAAGAGCAATAATGCACCTAAGTAGTCTTTTCTTAGTTCAGGGCTATCGTAATCATAAACCTTTTTAAACGCTTCCGTACTAAATGCTTCTTTACATAACTTACTATTAAAATCTTGCGAAGGGTTTATTTGATCTAAATTAATTTCACCTTTAGCTATTCCATTAATTAATTTTCTATCATTAGCAAAACCAGCTCCTCTAGCACTAATAACCCTACCCATTCCGGTTTTTACTTCAATCTGTAAACCGCTTGGTAATTCTAAATCACCTACTTTACCCTTCCTTGCCTCTGTTAATACAGATAAAGCTAGTTCACCCGCACCTACACTCACCACTCCTTCTTCGAATTTTCTTACAAATAATTGATTATAAAATTTCTTTTTCTCTTCTTCTTTTTTCAAGAATGAAAGTTGCGGATAACACACCTTAAATAAATCGACCTCACCCATTAAACCTGATAAATTTTCTCCTAATACATTTAAACCATCCTTATTAGATACAAACTCTTTTAATTTACTATAATCGACGCTATAATCTAAAAATAAAAAATATAAAAATTTATTCTGGGTATTAAATCCCGCTTTTGTAGCTAGTGTATTAATTATTTCAATATCCTCGTTAGACATAAACGAACCCTTTACATTACCTTTAAAATAACCAGCTATTTTTTCTATCTCATCTTTATCTACTTCTACTTCTTCTACAGTATCATCATCAAATGTAAGAGTTAATTTAGCTTCTCCTAATACCTGTAGATGCTTACGCGGAGGTATATTACCTTTAACTTGCTCTTTATAAATTTTTTCTAATGACCACTGCATGATTAAAGATTTTTAAGTTCTGAAGCAAAAGATTTATTTGATGATTGTAAAATATCTTGAATAGCATCTGTAACTTTTTTAGGATCAGTTTGAACAAATTCATTTGATAATGAATTAATCATATTTTCCTCTTCAATACTTGGACTATATGAAAAAGCAAGAGCTGCTAATTTAGTAAGATAAATTTCTGCTTCAGCAGATACTTGTTCAGGAGCAGCTTGTACATCTACTTCTGCATCTACTTCTTCCTGTTCATATAATTTACTGAACTTATCAAATAATTTAAGTGTTTTATTCATTTTTCTAATTCGTTAGTTGCTGCTTCATATTCAGCTATTTTTTTAGGTAATTGAGCTTTAATTACTTTTTCTCTACGTTCTACTGCTTTTTTAGCTTTTTGAGCCACCGTACCCATTGCACCTGCTATAGCACCACTTACTCCTTTTTTAGCTGTAGCTGCAGCTAATTCAACATCTTTAGTAGTATTAGCTGTTTCAGTTTCTTGATCTTCAGCATCTTCTACATTATCAATACTTACTTTATACTTATTACCCTCATCATCCATAATATGTAAAAAATTAGACATTGGTCTATTTTTAACCTTAACACCTTTATCTAATAAAACTCTTAATAGAGTTAGCTTAGCTTTAGTGTTTCTATCTACAGAATCATCAGGGGTATGATCTTCTACTAAGTCAAGAAACTTATCCATGAATATATTTATGTCATAAGAGACAGTTTTACATTCATATCGTTAAGTAATTCAGCTTCTAAATGCTTTAATTCGTATTTTTTAAGAAACTTACGAAATTTAGCTAATGATATGTTAAACTTATCAGATATAACATGATAATCTGATTTTCTATCACTAACAAACTCACTAAAAGTATATTTATCGTATAAAATATTTGGAGTTAACGAGTTAAATATACGTCTTACTAGAGACTCTTCAATAGTCTTTTCTGATTCTACTTTATAATAAAAATATTTTTTATACTTTGATGACTTGCAAGCACGTATAATCTCTTTTATTATAAAATGAATAGCTAATTTATTTTTATCAGCACGAGAAAGTTTTAAATTATTTTCAGTTATATGAAAAATATATTCATTAAATGACTTGGTTAAATAAAAATTTAAATTTATTATATCAACATTCCTTATAGGATCATAAAAGTTACTATTTTCTTTTACCAATTCGGAGGTTGATAATTCCGTTGTAGTAGTCATCTCGAGTTAATACTTCTTCTTCAAATTGTAGCTTAGCTTCATAATAACTCAACTCCCATTTAGAATCGCACCATCTCAATATTTCAAATTTAAAATTATTTTTACCAAGTTCTTGTATATTTTCATTTAATTCATTCGATGAAGATGTATAGGATTTCCAATCAGTTTCTATTACTGTATGGCGTTTATTTTTTCTACCTTTTAATGGAGGACGCTTACGTATAGACTTACATTGCTTCTTACCAATATACTTTTTATCATTAGTAAGATTAGTTATCTTATAAATGAAACCATAAGGTAGTTCAGTATCTTCTTCTAGAACCCCCTGCCAATGTCCTAAATCTACCACTTTCTACAAGACCAATATCTAGCTTTAGTTTTTGGACCAGGATTATCGCAATTATGTCTAGCTCTAAAAGATTTACGTGCTTTTGGATTACTCTTACGAATCTTCATTGTCTTTTCACCTTTTCTTTTAGCTGAAGTACCTCCATGTCCGAAGTTTACTTTTTTTACGTTGCCAGTTTTTGGATCCTTAACATATACTTTAAATTTTTTAACGTCACCTCTTGTAGGTTTATTAAGAGTTACTTTTCTACCACGGTACTCAGCATCTTCTTCAGGACGTTCTTCATCTGATATAGCTCTATGTATTTGATTAGCTATTTGCTTATGTCTCTCTTTAGATAAGCTTGGATTTTGATAATATACTTTCATATAAATACCGTTCTTAGTAAATTTTTTACCTTTTTCAACTTTAACTTTATAATCTTTACCTCTATAAATTTTTACTTTATCAGATTTTTTTTCATTATCTTCTTCTTTGTCGTCTTTTTTTGATACCAACCTTTTATCTTTAAGCTTACCTTCATTAACTGCTTTTTGAATCATAAAACAATTGCAATGAGGACAATCATCACCGCAAACACAATCCATGACTGGTGAACCACAACAATCTTTCGAACACATTAGAATGCCATTTATTACCTTTTCATTTAAAACAAAATCAGTTAATACTGGTTTAGTATTTTCAAGTAATTCGGTAACTAAGTCGTCAAACTTCATAATAATATTTATTTAACAATGATAATTTAAATAGCGTTGCAATGCTTTAGCATAATGAGTACCTTTATTTTTAAGTTTACTCTTAGCTCCTCTAACTTTACTACAAGAAAGACTACCTAATCTTCTTTTCAATATACCAGGCTTAACTGGCTTATGAACATTTTTCTTTTCAGCATCTTCTTCCCTCATACGTTTTGTTTTTTTCTTACTAGCTTCTTTTTTCTTAGTAATATACTTAAAAGCAGCACTTAAACTTTTTTTCTTTTTAGGATCCTTTACCCTACCTTTAGCTGCTCTTACTCTTTGATGTATTAAATTAATTATTTGAGACTGTCTAGCATGCGACTTACTTTTAAATGAAGCTTTATTAAGAGTTTCCCTTATATCAGAAACTGAACTAAACTTTACACTTACAGTATCACTTGGATTTTCATCAGTATATAATCTTCTACCTGACCCTTTAGGCTTTTTACCGGTACCTTTCTTAGGATCACGCTTCTCTAAGTATAAATTTACTAAATCATTAAATTCACTCATTTCTTTTTCTTTTTCTTTTTCCAATTAACTCTCTTTGAACTTTTCTTTTTATACAATTTTCCTTTTATACTCTTACAAGCTGCTTTAGTAGGTCTACATGCCGGGTAACTACCTCCAGATTTTTTAGATTTACGACCGCAGGGCCCTCCAGTTTTACAATTTATCCATCCTTTAAATTTTTTACCAGTTTTAGGATCAGTACCACCTCTCTTAAACCATTGACGTAATGAGTCACTAGCTTCATCAAGATAGTGTTCAACTAATTTATTGAATTCACTCATTTTTTCTTCCAAATTTTTCCTTTTCTACACCTAACTATAGCACCTGACTTATAAGCAGAAGTTTTCTTACCGTATACTGAATCAGCTTTTCGCTTACATCTATCTTCAGCATCTTCTTCACTTTCTGGTAGTTTTCGTTTTTGAACTTCTTTCTTCTTTTTTCCTAATGGTTTAGCTATTCTAGCATCTCCTGGTGTATTCGAATACTGCTTACCTCCCCCTTCATCGCTTACATTACGCATATGCATCGATGGGCCATCACCAAGGGCGCCACTAACACCAACATCCTCTTTAATTGATTTGAAAAAATATTTAGCGAATTTAGAAGTAGAATTCATACTACTTATATTTATAATAAAAGTGTGGAATTACTTCAACAATATATAAATGAAATAGGTAAAGACTTAGTATTAGATGACTTTAATTTAAAAGAGTCGCAGTTAAGATTACCTGCTCGTAAACATTATTGGGTAGCAAGACTTATTGAAGCAAAAGTAGAGCGTAATAAACTAATTTCTAAGAAAAAAACTCTTAAGAAAGAAGTAGTTAAGCAAGTTATACGTGATTCCCCTATTAAAATTACTCAATCCGCTGCTGAATCTGCTGCTGAAAATCATAATAGTTTAAGTAAGCTTAATGAAGCTATAAAAGAACGTGATATGATCATTGAATACTTAGAGAAAGTAGAAAAAATTATGTCATCTATGGGGTATGAAATAAAAAATATTGTAGAGATACAGAAAATGGAACAATTATAATGATTGATTTTGAATATATACGTGCTAGCGGTAAATTAAGAACTACATGTTTAGATAGTTCTTTATTTGATAAGATACGAGAGCATTTTTCTGTTGAAAATACTGGTGCAAGATTTGCTAGAAGATATTCTAGATTTATACCTAGAAGAAAATATGCTATAACTAACACCGGTGTTTGCGATTTAGGTTTATACTGGGAAATAAGACAGTTTCTAATAAAAGAACAAATTAAAGTAGATATAAATGTATCAAATGAATTACAAGAAGCTTTGAATGTAGGTATCAATAAAGAGCTTTTTAGTAATTTTGAATTTAAATTGAGAGAATATCAGGAGGAAGTAGTTAGAAAAGCTCTTAAAATAGGTAGAGGTACTTGCGTATTAGGAACAGGTGCAGGTAAAACGTTTACTACTGCAGCTTTAATTGAAAATTATTTTAGAAACTGTGATAATAAAGATGTATTTAAGTGTATAGTTTTAGTACCTGATTTAGGTTTAGTAACTCAAACGTATGAAGAGTTTTTGAATTGTGGTACTTCTTTTAAACTCACTAAATGGACAGGAAAAAATAAACCTGATCTAACTGCTAATGTTATTATATGCAATATAGGT